ATCAGGCGCTCCCATCCATTGGAGAAGTTTACGCAACTTGTGACTAAAGTTCCTGCCCGGTTGCCAGCTTGCTTTGAAGCCGCAGTTAAAACAATGATAACTTACGCCTCCATCTGGGTTGCTTATCAAGCCACCTCTTCCGCGAGTGTCTGCACTGTTACCATTGTTATGACAACAGGGTGCATTAAAAGATAACCATCCGCTAGGAGTTGTTTTCCTCTTAGCAGGCAAGTATGTCAGAACTGTATCGGCTACTACACTCATACTATTATTATAGCGTCAATGTAGTAGTTTGTCAATCAGTTTCGAACAAGTATTTTGGTTATTTTGTCTGCCGGACTAGCTGTTGATTTGAATCGTACATGGCTAAACACACCATTATAGTTTACTGGTGTTGGCGTAGTTTCGTTGCCTGTAAATGTTACAGTTGCTACATCAGCCCAACTAGTACCACCAGTAACTTGGTTGTCTAATGTTGCTTGTACAGTTACGTCACCAACATATGATGTTGTATACACTACTGCTGTGTGCAATGCTTCATTACCATTAATACCTGGCTCAGCATCTAATGTTTCTGTTATCCAGTAAGGTGTTGATTCAGTAACTTCAGTAAATGTTGATACATTGTATGTTGCTCTTGGTGCAGGGTTCGCCGCACTGCTTACTTTAATAATACCATTGTTTTCAAAGTGACTGTTTGTATATGTTAATACAGAATCGTTATTAGCATCTTTTAAATGTATACTATATTTTAAAAATTGATCTTTAACATTTAATAAATCGTTTTCTGTAATTGTTACTTTAAATAATCCTTTAATAGGTGTTGATCCATCACTAGTTAATTGTATTCCGTCATGTTCAATTATTAAAGAATTGTTTTCATCGAACGCTTGGAACTTTGGTGTGTATGCACTAAGGTCAATTGGTTTTTGATCTGCGTTTAGTAATTTAAAATCTAAGACATTATCAATGCCTTTGTAAACTTGTAGTTGTCTGTTATACACTGGTCTATACTCCGTTACGAATCCTGCTTCATTAGCTGTTAGGGTTGATCTATTTGAGACTAAATATCTAGGTATTAATTGCATATTGTATTTATTCGGAAACCTATGTTAACAAAGAACATTCAAGAAAATTATCCTTACATTAGCGTTGTTACTTACGGCGGTAATGAATACGTTGGCATCATTGCTAATCAAGATCAATTCATTACGACTATGTATGTATTTACAAACATTATTGATGAAGTTGAAAAGAAGTATTTCTTAGAGCTAGGCGAAACATGGTGGTGGGAGTCAAATAGAATGATTCCAATCAACATCTTTTTAACTAGTGAAATGGAACGCTACAAATATACCTTAATGGTCATGAATAGCAAAGATGTAAAAGTTACGATTGGCCCATGTGTTAATTTAAATAACTTAACTATTAAAAGAGTAAAGCGTAAAAACGTGCAACTAGTACGTAAGCCTAAGAGCTAAATTCCTCACACAACATGTTCATGTGTACTATTACACTCATTGCATATGCAAAAGCGTGTGCTTTCTTAAAAAAGTAATCACCGTTTGTTGGTTTTATCCAAACTTCTTCCATTATCTTTTCCCAGCTCTCGTTTGCTAGATATCGTTTCGCTGGACGGATTATCGCTAGTGTTGCCGCCAATTGATCTACCGACGACGGTTTCAATTGTTTTAATAGACTGTCGTGCCCGCTTAGATGAAATACTTTGTCGACGAAGTCTTTGTGTTCCAGTAGTTGCCATATTGGTTTCCTTTCCATAAGTTCTTGTAAATGTGCCTCGTCTTTTACATCTTTGTATATAGACACATTTAAAAAATCTAGTTTAAAGTAACCGCGTTCTTCTGCTGTCTTGTGTTCGATAGTAGATAAATTATCTACTGGGTTGTGTGGTATTTCTGTAGTATATACGCCAGTGTTATGTTTCTTTCCTGTATTTAATTTTGCCACACGGTGTTTGAGCTGTGAAAGCACAATGTCTCTGTCTGCAAAATCTATATCAATATCTGGCATTATTTTGGTTCTTCGTTATTCATAATTATTAGCATACCTACTGGTACTATGTAACATGCTAGTAAAAATAAAATTGCTGTAATCATTTATCTCTTTTTAAATTTTTTACTCGTTGACTTAAAAACGATATAGTTGTATTAATGTGTCCGGTGTCATGCGGCTGTAATAAAGTTTTATAATATTCAATTTCTTCTTCTAATACACTTATACGCACAATATCATTTATTAGTTTTTTCTTGTTGTTCATCAATCTTCTTCCAACTAAACTTGCTAGGATTGCTAGGATGGTGTCCTTCGTATTCTTCACCTGTTTCCATATCAATCAATTTCCATTTTTGTGGACACTTTGTATACACAGTTAGTGTATGTTTCTCTTCAAACTCTTGTACATTGCGTCCATCTAATAATTTTCTACTTTGCATTTTTTATAAGTTTTTCTAACTTCTTTGCTTTTTTCTTTGCCATATTCCATTTTAGATTGCTTACACGATCTTTAAATGTAATACCTAAACAATGATCTAACTCATGTAGATAGCAACGTGCTGAGTAGCCTGTAATTTTTACAGTTTGTTTTTCTAAATTCTCATCGTGCCATTCTGCAAGTATTTCTTTAGGTCTTGGAATCTTTACAAATATATTTGGAAAACTTAAACATCCTTCTAGCTCTAATACCTTCTCTTCTGTATATTGTAACACAGTTGGATTGATATGTAAAGTTGAATTGGTTAGACTATCTCCCATAACAAATACATTGTGTGTTAATCCAACTTGTGATGCTGTCAATCCAATGCCGCCATTATCAACCATAACTTTAGTCATTTGTTCTTTTAGTTCTACAGGATCAAACCCTGGGTCTTCAAGGTTAACATCATCTAGTTTTTGATCTAGAATTGGGTCGGGGTAATATACTAGTTTCATAATTTTCCTTCTCGTCGCAGTTGCTTACGTATCTTAGTTGCACTAATGTCGTGTATCTCTTTACCTAAGTCATGTTCAGTAAATGTATATCCTACACCTCGGCCATAACTAATATCTACAATATTAGGCACCTGCATTATTATATATTCAACATGATGATCAAACCCATGTTGCTTCAATGCCCATTGTATATCACTGCTTATAGTAATAAAGTCAAAGGGGTTATCATCTTGTACAACTGTACGTCCTGCGCCAGCATCTTTGCCTATGATGCCTTCTACGTTACGTACCATTATACATACTTGTCCTGTTTCAGCAAGAGCACGTTTGAATAGTTCTGTATGCCCATCATGCCAAGGTTGCCATCTACCTAGCATCTGTGTGGTTGGCTTTTTTAAATCAAACATTATTCTTCTCCATCCATCTTTGTACTACAGGCATAAGTTGTGTATGTGTATCATCAAACCAATTTGCTACGTGATAGTCAACCTTTTCAGGTGTTTCAAACATATCGTTTGTATCTTCAAAACGACCTCTAGAAATAGTATCCATCCATACTGTATAGTCTGGTTCAAATTCTTTACGTGTTTGTTCAGTGGGGCACACAAAGTCGGCAACTGCTACTTTGCCGGCCATGACTACTCCATCAGCTAAGTGGCGCATACGTTGTGCTTGTCGCATACGTCCTTCTGGTGTAAAGTCCCAATCATCATACTTAGTACGCACTTCGTCTGCGTTTATATGTACGGCGCCTATTAGATCTGCAAATGGTTTTGCTAATGTACTCTTACCGCTACCTGGCAGACCAAAAATTAATATTTTCATAAACTACTTTCTCTTGCAACATCTTTTACAAGTTGTAGATCATTAGGCAGTTTTCTAAATCTCATTGCCCAATGTTCCGGGTTAATTACGTGATAAACCATTTGTAATTGTTCATCATTAAACTTACTTAACATAGTCTTTCCGCTAGTACAATTCAAAATGAGCCAAGGACTTATTTTTCCATCTTTAATATCCCATACTGCTCTGTTCAAACTAATATAATTAAAATAATGATTCCAAGCCGCTGGTTCGTTTTCTTCAGCCCAGTCCATCATATTTTTTACACTACGTTCTAATGCAGTAGTTACATCTTCTTTTAAAATAAATTCTAATACATATTTTTCATACATTGTATCTCTACACCAGTGATCTAATTTTACGCCACTAGTAACAACATAGTCAATATACTTTTCTGGATACAAAGGTTTTACATTACTAAGAAAGCTACCAAACTTAACAAAAGCATTGTAATAAGGACTAGAACAAAAATCCTCATATGTTTTCTCTTTCTTATTGCCTGCACTTAATTTATAAAAACGCCCAAATGCATAAAATCCATAACGCACTCGTTTCTCATCTTTCTGCAAAGCTCTGCGTTTCTTTTCACACATATGCGCAAAGAGAGTTTTCTCTCTTACGTAACTGCTACCACAGTATTCGCATTTAAATGCTTTCTCAGAGTTTAACATCGATGTCATGGTCTTTTGCAAGTTCTTTGAGTTCTTTTTTTGTAGATATTCTAGCAAGTAATTCTACCTCATCTTGTTTCATAGTTGGATAGAGCTTTTGTAAAAAGTTGATTGCATTGTTGTTACCAACTTTCTTTTTAAAACCAATCCATTTGTGGAATTCTATTTTGCCTGTGTTGCCTGATTGACATAATAACTGCCATTGTAATTTAGGATGCCTTGTGCCAAACTCGTTCCAGTTTTTGTTGTAGTATTCATTAGTTTTAAATACTGCAAGTTCTTGTGCATCTCTATTACCATTAACAGAACTTACGTATCTGTTTAACAGCCAAAAGTTAATTTGTTTGCGTTCTTCGTCTGATAATTCGTCCCACACATTCTTTGCACCCATATCAATGGCTGCCAATATATCTTTTATTGGGAGTTTTTGTAATGCCATAAATGTAAGTCCTCTTGTGTGTTTATCTCTACTCCTTTAAAGTATACACTACTACAACCAATTTGCCAACCACTTTTTAACCAACGTAGTTGTTCAAGTTGCTCAATTGTTTCTTCTTGTGTAATCTCTAATGATGGATACAAGTTTAATGTTTCACGTCGATATCCATATATACCTAAGTGCCATTCGCCATACCCAGTCATGCCTCTACCAAACCATAGAGCTTGGTCGCCTGCTCTAACCATTTTAACTGAGGCAGGATTGTCTTGCATTTCTTTTGGCATTTCTGTAAACACTGTACTAACAGGATAATACTTTAACCATTGGACACAACGTTCGATCATCTCAACTGTTACGTCTGGCATATCACCTTGTACGTTAATGAACTGATCGTATTGTTTTAGTTCATCCCACTTTGTTACGGCGCCGGCGCATCGTTCAGTACCGTTTGCATATGGTGCTATTTGTTCTTCTTCAATCCAACACTTGTTAGAACCAAACAAACCAAAGATACGCATATCATCAGTAAGCACGTATGTTGGTATCTTAGACGCAATACAAGCGTCATACACACGTTTTATCATAGGAACGTTGTCCAACATAGCCAACGACTTTCCAGGCAGTCTAGTGCTGTTATAACGTGCTGGTATTAGTATTGCAGTGTTCATTTTTCAAATCTTTCCTTTACCATATCTATAAACATTCGGACATTGTCTTCTGGTGTTTCTTTGTGTATGCCATGTCCTAATCCGCATATCCATCCAGTTCTGTCAACTCGCTCCATACCATCGAGCCATTCGTTAATTTCTGTTTTTAAATACTGTCTAGGCAACATCATAAGTTTCTCATCAAAGTTACCTTGGATAAATCCGTCTTTATATTTTTTAAATGTTCTATGTATATCAACAGTACTATCAATACCTAATCCTGCCCAACCCATTCTATACAAAGAAGGTAAGCATCTTGAATTTAAATGCTGTGTGTAATATCCTGTGTTAGGATTTTTTAATGGTTTTAATATATTCATGTAATGCGTTTTAAAAAAGGCTTCACTCATATTACCTACACCACTATCTAATATCATAACTTTTTCAGCACCAGCTTCTAATTGTAAATGAATGTTACTCCGAAGCAATGGCACTATAACTTCTTCTAAATATTCTGCCTTCCACTTTAAACTCATGTTAGGCTGTTTGCCTGTAGCATAATTTAACAATGTCCAAGGGCCGCCTACAAAGCCAATTAAACTTTTTGATCTATGTAATGCTTCTCGAGTTGCTCTAACTGCTGTTGCTTGAAACTCCATATGTTCAGACGCTTTAGCAATATTGCTATGATCTTTATAATTGGTTTCGTTAATAGTCCATTCAAATTGAGGACCTGGTGCAAACTTTAAAGGAACGCCTAATCCTTCAATAGGAAAAAGAATGTCACTAAACAATATAGCAATATCAAAGTCAAATTGATCAATTGGTAGCATTGCAGTACGTGCGGCTATTCTTGGTAGTTTACACATTTGTTCAAAGGTAAACTGTTCCTTTAGTTCCATGTATCCTTTTTGGTATCTACCTGCTTGTCGCATCATCCATATAGGTGGACAAGGTTGATCGATACGCTCACACGCATTTTGAAATTTAATATTCATGATGAAATGCTATAATATCCTTTACTACATTTTCAAAGTCGTCTAACCGTAACATGTTAGGACCATCGCTAGGTGCTACATCAGGATCTGTATGGACCTCCATGAAAAAGTTCCTGATCCCAAGAGCAGACCCACTACGAGCCAACCCAGGCACGTAATCCCTATTACCACCTGAACTAGAACCAAGTCCGCCGGGTTTTTGGACAGAGTGCGTAACATCAAAAACAATATCATGTTCATAAGTGTCGAGCATATACATAAGACCAGTATAGTCAACGACAAGATTGTTATAACCAAAACTTGTACCCCTCTCAGTTATCCAGACATCCTTTGCGCCTTCACATTTACTTAGTATACCTTTTAAATCCCAAGGTGCTAAGAATTGTCCTTTCTTTATATTTACTATCTTATCTGTAGCACAAGCCGCTTTTACTAAGTCGGTTTGTCTACACAAGAATGCAGGAATCTGATAGACATCAACTGCATCTTTAAATTCTCTTTCAATACGTGCAACCTGCACATAGTCATGTATATCAGTAAGTGTCTTTACACCTAGTTCTACTTTTAGTGCAAGGAAGTCAGTTAGTGTTGCTTCCATACCCATACCACGTATACCTTGCATACTACTACGATTGGCTTTATCGTAACTTGCTTTGAAGTAGTATTCAATGCCATACTTGTCACATACACGTTTGCACTCTTTAGCAATCTCTGCACTCTGTGCTAGTCCTTCGTGTTGACAAGGTCCTGCTATAATTCTCAATGGTTTCTCCCGCCGTCAAATACACAAATAAATTTTAAACCAAAGTCTGTATTGTTGTGTACTTTGTGAAATACGTTGTCTTCAATTAGCACAGTATCACCTGCTGTAACATCAAATATTTTATGATCAAGTTCCATCTGGCCACTGCCACTGACAAACATATATACTTCTTCTTGTCCGGCATGTCGATGTCCAGTTGTACTTTTATGAGCTGATAACATTGTACTGCTTACTACTAAGTTGTTTAATAATGTGTTATCTTTTACAACGTAGCGGTCATCGTTTTTAACTTCATCGCCGCCAATGTCCCATTTACTGTATTTCATTTCTATCATCCTTTATCATATAGTAAGTTGTTACTATTTTATCGAGTTGATGTTTGAGCGTTTCGTTTTGTGCGGCCACCTCACAGATATCTTTCCATGTACCGTAGTCCATTAAATCACCTTGTGCTCTTGCAACAGCACCTGGGTCTCCGCCTATGATCCAACGTTCGATCTCAGGCTTATCTCGATAACGAGCAAACACGACACCTTCGGCCCGCTCGTATATTAATGCTTCTCCGGGTAGTAAACTACCTCTTACTTCATCATTTGAGTATTGCGACATCAAATTTTCCTTTAGTTGTTAATTCACTGTATTGTATATCACCATCGATACAATCATTAATTTTTGTTGTCCACCAGTCAGGAGATTCTAAAATTAAATGTGCATTGCGTCCATCTGGTAAACTTTTCCTTGCTGGTAGTGTGTCAATACGTAACCATATATAGTTACTTGATAAACTGTTTATGTGTTCTAAAACTTGGTTAACATAGTTTGGTTCTATGTGTTCTAATACATCGTTTGAAAATACACATTCGTAAACTCTGCTTGGTACTCCAGCAAACATTTTTACTGCTGGATCATACCCTTCAAACATTGTATTAGGATATTTGTCTCGTAGTTGTGATAATACATATCCCTTACCACATCCATAATCAAGTAAAGTGCTTGGCTTCCAAGCATCCATCCAATTATAGAATCTACCTAACTTCTTAGGTTTGCCTCCAAAGCCTTGAGGCCGACTACTGTCAGTGTGTAGGCTTTGGAGTTGTTTTATGTAGCTGTTGCTATACATTAACCAGCTTCTGTGTCATTAGTACGTCTTTTGATGTAACGTAGTAATAAACCGTATGCTGGTAGGAACACAATTAGTCCCACTGCAATCTTCAAGCCTGCTTGGCTTGTTGCAATTTCCATCCAGTTAGCGGCCATGTACTCATCGGCGCTGTTGTTGAATGCAACTGCAAAGAATGTATAACTGTCAATTACGTTTGCAACTACAGTTGACAATGCCGGTGCTAACCACCATACATTCATACGCTCTCTAATTGCTTGGAACACATATACGTCAATAAATGTACCTACTGCATATGCTGTTGCTGATGCAAAACCAATACGCATTGCTACACTCTCTGGTGCACCTTCTGCTAGTACTACCGCAATACTTGTGATAATAGCAATTGGATACGCCGCGGCAATAGTTGCTCGAGCAATGTTCTTACCTAACATTCTAACTGTTAGGTCAGTTGCTAGAATAACTAATGGGAACGTAAATGCCGCCCAAGTTAATTTAATACCAGCAATCTCTACTGGAATCGCAACTAGTGCGTTACTTATTGTGATGACTACAACATGCAATAGTGCAAGTTTGAGCATCATCTTCTTATCGATGTTTTTAAACATTTATTACTTCTTTCCTGTTGCGGTGCCTACTGTGCGACGAACAATGTCGTCATGATTAAATTCAGCCCAATAAAGTTCGAAAGCGACACCATCTTCCAAACCTTCAAACTGGTGAATTTTTCCGGGCTTCACTTGTGTAAAGTCCCCAGCTTCAAGGATAGTTTCATCTACTAAGCCTTGATCATCTTGCCAAACACGAACAAGCATCTTGCCCGATTCAACAAAGAATCCGTTCCATTTAAATTGGTGCTCATGTTCTGAACACTTAAAACCTTTTTTGTATTCTATACGGTGAAACTCTAACACACCATTAGCATGTATTAGTTCTGTGCTTCCCCAAATTTTTCCTGCTTTAATTCCCATTGTACTTCCTTTACATTAATAAACTGTAATCTATTGTTTCGCTCTGTCTTGATATATCTTTTACAAAGTATGCACACAACGGATTATCTCCATCTTCAATTGGTACACTTAGTAATTGTCCGTTTTTCATTTTAGGAAAATACCATTTAACATCATTGTAAAAGTTTGTAATTTTTATATCACCAAAGTCAAATTTATAACTCTTTAAAGGATTAAACAAGAATGCTTCAAATCCTCTATCGTTAATACTTGTTAGTGGTAAAATTTCAACGTCACAGCCAGCTGATGAATCACCTACTGCTATGCACCAATCTACTGGCATCATTATTTCTTTGCCGTTAATTTCTAATACCATTGCAGGTGAACTGAATGACTCAATAAAAATTAAAGGAATAAAAAAGAAATCAGGGTTTTTAGAATCGCTGTTATCTAATACACTAAAATGTATTTCGTCTTCAATCTCATCCGGTAAGTTTTTTAATTTGTAACATTTGTTATCTAGTGTTAGTATCTGCATATATTATTAGTTCCAATCTACTTTTTCTATAGTGAAAGGATATTGTGCTTCTTTATAGAATTTTTTTCGTTGTGTTAAATGTCTCTTTGCAAATTTGCACGTTGAAGTGATATCCCAAATTTGAACAAAGTCTTTGTCTTTTGCTATTCGAACTCCTCTACCGATACTCTGTATTACTCTCACAAAGCTCTTTCCAGGCTCCAAAAGAACCAAGTTAAAGATACGAGGAATGTTGAGACCCACAGCGGCCACTCCGTATGTAGCGATAATGACTTCATTAGTTCCTTCACGTATTGTATCATACGTTTCCTTTCTGTCTTTTACTTTAACTGAACCGCTTACAAAAGTACTATCAGGTATAAGTTCAGCAAGCATTTCACCTGCTGATATTCTATCTACTAGTATTAGTGTATTGCCGTCCTGTTTAACTGTGTTTAAAAGTTTAGCAATATATTCTATCCTTGATGGATTGCTTACGAGGTATTTTAGTTCTTCTTGATAGTTACTGTGTCCTACAGTATCAATCATTTGTACTACATTAACATGGCATTTAGATAAAACACCTTTGTCTTGTAATGACTTAGCACTAATGCTTCCAATGACTGGACCTAAACTAGCATGTATTGATTCAAATTCAAACTTCTCTTTAGGCACTGTGCCAGTAAGTCCCCAACGAATTGGAGCATTACGTAAGTTACGTGTAAGTAAATTTTTCAATACTTCTGCTTTTGCTTGATGCACTTCATCAACAATAATAGTGCTTACGCCTTCTAAGAACTCTGCAAGACTCAACACTGCACTGCCGTCTTTATATTTCTTTTCTAAAATATTTAGACTTTGCCAAGTACAGATTGTGTGAGTCTTGCCTAGTTGTTTTCTATCACCAAAGTATACACCTACGTCAAGTCCGCAGTTGATATAATCTTCTTCGGTTTGCTCAACTAGTGATTTGTTAGGCACAATAACCAGGCTACGCCCATATGGTTCTGTTATGTGACTAAGCGTTGCTGTAGTAATAGTCTTGCCGGCGCCTGTGGCAATTTGTTGTAAACTCTGCGGATTGTCAAGGAAGTTATTAATAGCTTCAACTTGATAATCACGTAGAATAATTTCTTCACCTTCTACTGGATGACCTTTAGGCCAGCGTATGCCTTGGTCGGCCCAGTATCGTTCTGTAACAGGTGTAAATTCTAATTTAATTGGATGACGTCTATCTTCAATGTCTACTATTTGTACATTATTTTTTTGTAGCACTTGACTAACAGTGTCAAGATGATTGACATAGCCAGTACCACCAATACCAAAGAAAGCAACCTTTCCATCCCAACGACCAAGTTTATATTGTGGCATATATCTTGCGTAAGGCACTTCAAACTTGAGAGCATTCGCAAGTTTCCTTCGTACATCAACCTCTAGTCCTTCTAGCTTTATGTTTACTTCATCTTCAATTATTAGTTTACATGATGCCATATTATAGTTCTTGTATCCCGTTTTTATCAAATCTCATTATCTGAGATGCAGTTTCATCAAAGTGTATTACTAAGTTTGCTTCTTCAATGTATGTTTTTACATTGGTAGACGGCATCACACTGTCCATCATTAGAACAGTTAATGCCTCCCATTTAACTTTTAGTAACGGCTTTGGTATTTTATTATTATTAATATACACTACTTTTAATGATTTGTCAAGTGTTGTATTAATTTTTTCTCTTTTAATATAGTTGTTAAACTCAGGATTAACATGCGAATCTAATCTAAATAACACACTACACTCATGTGGTTCAATAAATCCTTTTAATGAGTTGTGTACTAATTGTAATGAATCTAATGGATCAAAATTTGTAGGTAGCATTACAAGTAACGGAAATCTATCTAATTCTAATAATGATTCAGCAATGTTGTTAAAGTTATATTTTGTTTTATTTACGAAAACATGTGTTGAAGTTCTTCGAACGATACCTTGTGATAAAGTTGAAAGCATATTAATACTTTCATCAAGTTTGTTTGGGTCAATGTGTTCTATGCCTAATGAAGAACTGCGATCTTTATATAGTGAAAGGTTATCAATACTAGGTTCTCCTAAACTAGACAGCATAAATTTTACTGCACGATCATTTAAATTTTTTAATTTAAAATTATATATTCCAGGTATATGTTCCTTTTTGTTTTGTTTCATCTCTTGTAGCTTTCTATTCCATTCAAGCAATTCTTCATCTATTCCAAACTGTTTGTTTTCAAACTGTTCTAGAATCTGTATTGCATTACGTTCAGTTAATAAAAAATAATGTTCATGTGAACCTTTCTCATGAATGTATTCGTGTGTCTTATATCTAATCTTATCAAGTGCTACAATAAGTTTTTTAGAAAAAGGAAAACGTATTTTAATCCAAGGTAACTCCATACCGTGTAAGTCAACTGATTGAAATTTGGTCATTGTCATATTAACAATTTTAATATACTTACTTCTATCAATCTGACGCAAGGGCATACGTAGGTTATTAATTGCAAAATGAAAATCTATATTATTTTCTATAAATTGATCTTTGTATGTGTTTAATTTCTCTTGAACCACCTCTAGTTGTCTGTCTGTCAGTGCTACACCTTTAAATACTTGCCTCGCAATACTATACATGATAGTCATGTCGTTGCGCTGTAGTGTCATTTTGTGAGAAGTAGATAGCCCAGCTATACTTTCGAGAAGGTCTTCAACAGTGTATATTTCATGATCCATACACGTATTATAACTTATTTTATCTTAGATGTCAAGTACTTTAGTGGTATTCCTTGAGATATTTCTTCAATGGTATGTTCAGTATGTGCGTAATCATTTAGCCATTGTGTTCTATCTGGTGTTAAAGGATTTTCAATATCGTGTAGGAAGTCTATGTCATTACCAACGTCATACGCAAGCGATAAGGGCCCTACAAACGCTGGAATACCTTTTATGATACTATGTATACCCGGATTGCTAGAATAGCTTACAGTAGCGTATACGTTGTTAAAACCCATATCAAAATCATCATATGTAAATGTTAATTTTATAGGGTCTTGCCTATATACATCTTTGTATCTTTTTTCAATACCTTTCCCTGCAGGACATCTTGGGTGTGGCCTAAGTAGTATTGGTCTTTTAGTGTGTTCACGGATAGTTGAAATAGTACGTTCTAGCCATATGTCTAGCGGAGGCATATCTTGCCATTGTAAACTTTTGTTATGTTGTCCACATACTAAAATATACTCGCCTGTGTTATCCCAAGGCTTTAGTTCAAGTCCAAGTTGTTTAGCCCTACTGCTATCATTACTGTCATCGCTAAAAAAAGCAGTTCTATTGATTCCATTTAGTCCTACCTTCCATGTTGTTCCACGTTTGATACCGCCAACTTCTAATACTATTGTTGGTTTTTTGTTTGCTTGATTTCTGTCCCAGATGTTTTTGTTTGAAGCCATTCTACCATGCCAAAGAACACTCCAGATAACATCAACATCGCTATTAGGGTTATTCCACACAACATCATGGCCAGCATCCAAAATGCTGTGAGCAAAGGCATCAAAAATCGGTTTACTATTGAGTGCGCCATAATCAGTCCAAAGGCTAAACTGCATCTTCTTCGTCGTAACCTGCTTCAATTCCATCAAAGTTTATTCTTTCTTTTAATCCTGCTTTGAAGTGCTGTATGTAAGGACCAATTACACTTCTACTAAACGGTGTCTTGTGTCTGCCTGGATTTAGATTTAGCATCTTATGTCCTTTTGCTTCCATTAGCTCAACAGTCTTACCGTATACTTCACCGTCATAAAATCTTCTAATATCTTCTTTTTCATCGTTAACATAGATGCGTTTGTATGTTTCACAAAAGTCTTTGTAACCAGGATGCTCTTTGTTTAACACAAAAAATCCTGTTTCACAACTATGATATTCTCTACCATTTGCTTCGTGCCATACTGAGAAGTGTGTACTAAGAACATCTTGTGGAGCAATCATATCAAGTAATTGATCATTAAAGTCTTCTGTAAACAATGTATCAGCATCAAACCATATTAAACGTTTACAATCAAGATTTTCCATTGCATGTATAATACTAAAACCTTTTTTAGCAAATGTTTTTACTTTATCGTTTTTCCAACGATTTTGAAACTTAATAAATTCAGGACCTAAATCCCAACCCATTTCAACCAAGTTCTTTGACTTAGGTGTAAATAATCCTTCGTTGTACACATGTATGTCGCAAATAAAACCAAAGTGTTTACTAAAGCTTCTTAGAAATGGCCGTCCTGTTTTGTTATAGTATGTATTATTCATACTAGTTATTGCCGCATATTTCTTACTACTCATTTTTGTTTCTCCTGTTGATCGATCAATTTTAATCTTGCTCCATCGTGATTTAATAAATTCTTGTCCGCTAATATGCGAAGTTTTTGCTCGCCACACATTGTCGTTGTGCTCTACATGATTACCCATACTATAAGGTGTTAAAGGTTGCCAGTTTTTCATATCGTTTTCCAATATTCTTCAGTGCGTGGTTTTAATAAGTCTGTTCTTTTACTCTTACCGTCATCTTTCCGACCGCCTTTGAGATGATCTAAGTAACCGCCCCATACACTGTTTATTAAAGGATGACCTTCACCTCTTACAAGTCCGGCGGCCCAGTTATGGTTTTGCAGTTTCATTGGTTTACGTACTACTTCAAACACAAAACTATCATGCCATTCGTCCATTTGGAATATACCGTTTTCTGCATCGTTATATACTCGTCTAAATTCTTTGAGGAATCTTTTGCCCATTTTTGATGTAAGGTTAGTACTGTATAGTCCGCACTCTGGCCATTTACGTTCCCTACCAACATAGCACAAGTCTGCATTGTCCGGGTGTAATTTTAAAATTGTTTCTAATGTAATAGGACTGTGACAGAACATATCAGCGTCCATCCACATTAACCAATCTGTATTACAAATTTCTGCACAATGAAAAATGCTATATACCTTGTGCGAGAATCTTACAGCGTCCCATTTAAATCCTTTACCTGCATCTCTTCTTTTACTACGAATTGGATCTTGTGATACATCGCCGTTTGCTTTTGGAACATTTTTCCATTTTTCTTTAAATGCAACTAACTCCGGTACACTTGAATGTAGATCAAATAATTCGATCCTATCATGGTCCTTAATTTTTGGATTGCAGTCTTCTGCATACACATATAGTGTTACTTCCTTTGGCCAGTTATCAATAAAACTATCAATCATACGCTGTCCGTATTTCCGCAATCCGTCTGCGTTAAACGTTGTTACTACACTTAATGTTCTCATAAGTAGTCCTTTATAATACTCCAGGCTTTACCTGAACGTAAATCACTATAATTAAAATGACACATACAAATTTTTTCTATCCATTGCTGTCTGTCAGGCAGTTTAGGGTTTTCAATATCTTTTATATCAAAGTTTGCAATATCGTATGCTTGGCTTGTTTGTGGTACAGGGTCTGTTACAAAAACTGGAACGCCTTCAATAGCACTTACTACTCCAGGGCTACTATTAAATGTTATAGTTGCCCAACAGTTAATTAGGTCTGTTACAATACTTTTGTTTTGACTTACTACTACACCAGGCATAATTTTTTTCATATAATTTAATGCTTGTCTATCCCCAGGATGTGCTCTAACTAATATTGGTCTGTCTGTATACTTGCGTAATCTTTTAATTGTGTGATTGCACCATTGTACAACATTAGTTTGCCCCATACTCCAGCCACCGTTACGTTGTAAACAAATTAATATATGATTGCCTTCTGTACGCCAAGGTTGAAGATCCATATCGTAATCTTGTTTTATTTGTTGCCAGCGTTTTGGATCTACATTATCTGTAAAATAATTTCCTGTAGTAGGAAACACATCATCTAAACTAAAACGAAAATACTTTAACGGATTATTTGTATCTCTATATAAAAATAAATTACTATCAATAGCAAGTGTGTGTCCTTTGTGTACACGCTGTTCGTTAATTATTTTTCTTCTAAACATTAGATGCGGTGTACGTCCACTGTTTTGATGCACCCAACCCTGCATAACAGCAAGGTCAGTTGGTTGATAATTCATGCCTTCAACAAGAGTACTTTGATTATCTGGAACACCTTCATGAAAGAATGTTAGCATATCTCTCTTTTCAGGTTTTGTATTTTTTGCAGGAATACCTGCATAGTAGACTCTAACTGACTTCATTTTTTAACATCCTATAAGCATCACCATTTTTTAATTCGTTAACATGAAATTGTCCGTATGCTAAATGGCAAGCCCATTTGTATATAGTATCTGTATCACTCCACTGTGGATTTTCTATATTACTAAGATCTTTATTTGCAACAGGATCTGCGGCAGTGGGTGCTAAAGTAAATGCTGGCACACCATACATTACGCTTTCTACTGCCGCAATGCTTTGATAAGTTACCATTGCATGACAGTCGTCAAGATCATGAAAGATTGTGTTATTAATTCTTGTTGGTCTAGATTGTTTATCTCTTACAATAACTGTGCGATCAGTATGCTTGCCAATCTCGTCTACAGTTTCTTTAATCCATTGTTCTCTATCAATACCGTAAAACTTACATGGCTTCTCACTAGGCGTAACTAACAAAATATGTTTGCCTTGTTTACGTTTATGTAGTATTTGTTGTAATTGTTTCCATCTATCATCTGGTCTATCAATAATTTCATTATGCTGTACATCGTCTTTTACAATTCGATGAAATAACTTCCATCCATTTGGATTAATTCGACTTCTGTAATTGCCTACATAACCACTGTCCATATAATAAAATTGTTGTTTGTTTTCCCAACATTTATGTATTAACTTACGTTTGCCCATGCTACGTATTAGTATAGGTTCGTTATTAGGAAAATGATCGTAATTAAAGATAGGTAAGTTTGCACCTTTAGCAAACATGTTAACATATTCGTCAGTAAGATTTTTACTTAAACATATCATATAGTTCTTGTTTCCACAATTCGTTATATTCACAATTACGATAGTTTTCAAACCAAGGACCACCTTCTGTATAGTGTATTAGATTTGGTTTTTCAATATCATCATACACACCTACTAAGTAGTTCCATGTATGATCTAGTTCGCCTACTTCGCTATCATCAAGCCAACTAAAGCGATGTAAGTATGCACCGTTAATTTCTGGTTCATTAACTAATTCTTGAGTAAGAGCTTTGTTACTAGGATGTTCGCAATTAAACAACATTACACTTGACCAGTTCTTACGTGGATAGATAGTTTGTTTTTGTCCGTCCATCTTAAACTGTTCTTTAACTTTATAATCATGTTGTACACACATAACAGCATACTTGTCGTCTGCTTGATCAAACAATTTTTTAATGTCAGTTGTAAGGATCATATCACAATCCATAAACACTGCCCAACCTTTGAAGTTACATAACTCAGGTATAAGGAAACGTGTAAAAGTAAACTCAGTGCTTGCTAGTTTATCTATAGGTCTATTATACCAGCCTGCATCTCTTAATTCTTGTTGTTTTAAAGGGCGCACATCGGCATCAGGTTGTCTAGCTAATATACTATGCTTACAAACTTGATAAGCAATGTCCTCTCTAGTGTCATACCCTACAAATACTTTCATGTGTCTTTTCTTTCAATGTCTTCTTCAATACAATTTGTTCCGTATTGTATTTCTACTAATTTTAAATTTGTGTTGTGTTCGTTAGCAAGTTGATGCCAAGTTCCTACAGGTATATGTAACGACTCGTGTTGATTGTATGTACCTAATGTTTCTATATCAGTACTACGTGTGTTAATAGTATATACTGTTGCTGTTCCTTCTGCAACAAACCAATGTTCTGAACGTTCTTTATGACGTTGCATCGATAGCTTACCACCTGGTGGCACTGCTAATTCCTTTACTTTAGTATGTTCATCATATTCGTGTATCACTCTGTAGTACCCCCATGTACGCTCAGTCTTTGGTGCCTTCCACTCGTCTAGTATCCAGCTACTTGAATTCTTTTTATCTTCGCCACCTACGCCAAATACAAATTCTACATTAGGCATATCACCATATGTAGCATACTCCGGTGTTGTTGTGTTAGTTCTATCTCCACCGTTAGCAAAGATTACTTTGATGTCTCCATGTGTACTTAGCGTATGAAAAATTGCATGACAAGCACTATCGTCGCTGTCGTCAAATCCAATTACTTTATCTACAATTTCCATTTCTTGTATAAGTGCAATACGTTCTGTAAAGGGCATAAAGGGCCTACCTTTTTTACGTGTTAACCATTCGTCACTATTCACGCCGACAATAAGTTTGTCGCCGAGCTTCTTTGCTTCTTTGAAATAGGCTAGATGCCCTGAGTGTAGTGGATCAAAGCCACCTGTTACTAATACAACGTTCATAAGTATATTTAATTAAATAGCAGTATGGCTATACATATTCCTGAGCATAACTTGACCTTTATTCATATTCCAAAGACAGGCGGCTCTAGTATACAAGATTGGTTATTAAAAAATAACAAATGCGTATATCCTAAAAAATCAGTACATTGGAACGTTAGTCAGACTAAGGAACACTTTGTTAATGTTGGCAAAACATTTTGTGTAGTACGCAATCCATATGATTGGATGGTTAGTTGGTTTGAATACGAACGTAAACTTACACCAAGATACATAGCAAAGTTAGGCAGTATACATAAACTTAATCTTGAGAAAGAGACTCACAACAAAGAACTTCTTATTAAAAAACAGTCTATACTAGATAAAGGATTTAAATGTTATTTGTTAGAATATGGAATTAACATAACGTCACAATACAGTTGGGCAAATGATGTTGATATTGTATTACGTTTTCACAATTTAAATAATGATTTTAAACAACTGTTTAAAACTAACACTAACTTGCCTACAGTGAACACTACAGAACGTCAAGCCTGGCCTAGTTATTACGATAAAGAATGTAAACAAATTATGTTAGATTATTTTAGTAAAGATTTTACCCTTTTATAAAACTCTCTATTTAAAGATCTACAATCTTCTAAATATCCACTAACATGCCGATCACCTTTATAATTTTTCCAGTTATCAACAGAATCAATAATAGTAGGTTTATTTTTAAAGTTTTGAAACTTAGTAGTCCAACTAACTACACGAACATCTCTGTTTAATAACAATCCCCAATAAGCGCCATGATAACTGTCTGTTACAATAGTCTTACCAGATCCTAAAAATTCTATAACTTCGTCAAAGTTTGTATTAGTATTATGCATAACAGTATCACTTTCAGGATAAGTATCAGCCGACCGCGTTCTGTGTAAGAAAAATACAGTGTCTTTAGTTGCCGTATACGTTTTATCAAATGCAGGGTGCATACAACTAACACATGGCAAATATTCAGCTGTCCTATTACTAAAGTAATCTCTAACTCCGTACAGTGTAGATTGCGTTAACCAATCCGGCCACCAAAAGTTTTCTTTAAAACTAAAGTTATGTCCAATGCCCCAAACTATTAAATTTTTATAATTTTGTTTATCTATGTGTGCTGTGTATTTGTTAAAGTATTTTCTAATAAGTCCGCCACCACCTACAATAATAGTTTTATTATTTAGGTCATACTTTGTACATTTAGAAATACAATCACTAGTAACGTTTGCAAAGTTAAAATAACGACTAGGATTACAATACATATCCCCTACATTATTATCGCCTTTTTTATAGTGAAATTCTAAGATCTTCTCTTGTGGAACCATGTGTCGTAGTCTACCTCAGCAAAGGGAATGTCTTCTTTTACAAACCAAGTTTCAAATATTCTAGTTGGCACTTTATGCCATACATCTCTAACAGCTACTTTGTAGCCTAATGGAATCAAGTAATTGCAAGCAATAGTATGATAGTCTTCTTCACACTGATATCTATCATGCTCAAATGTAATTACATCAAATGTAATGCCATCACCAATTACTTTTTGTAATGCTTTAAATGTATTTTCAGGAGGCTCAATATCTATTGACAAATAATTAATATGTTTAGGCAAATTTAAATCTTCAAGGGCATTTTTGTAATTAAACTTTATAGCATCGCCCCAGTATATAGGATTTGTTCTTTGTGGACAATTATCCCATTCTGACTTATATTGCATATCAAATTCAATACTAAATCCCTTCCAGTTTTGTAACACTTCTAAGTTGTATGTGTTACTGCGCTTTCTTGGAAGGTGACCTCCTATTTCAATATAAGTACCGCCCATACCAATGCAATCAGAAGCAAACATATCCTGTCCTGCTTGACTACATTTTCTCCATTTCTCTCGTTTCATCGTGATCCTTTAAACTACGTATATAAATATATTTATGAGAATACTTTATGCCACCGGCACAAGCAGATCCTACTTTTCAACAATAACTGGTTATACACTGCCTTCTTGGAAGTATTTAATCGGAGATAAAATTGTATACCTTGATGAAGATTTTAAAATTCCTTCATTTAAAACAAGGTCAATAATGTTTGAAAAATGGAAAAAACCAAGTCTGTTTAGTGCATCAGAAGAAAAGTTTTATAGAAAAAGTAGATGCATTGTACAAGCATTAGAAGACGGTTGGAAATACGACTATGTTATCTGGATAGATGGTGATGTTGAAGTTACTAAACAACCTAATTTGTTAGAAATTTTACCAAATAGTAATGAGCTAGTAAGTGCAGTACGGAAGCCTGGTAAAGACGGAACAGGACTTGATAGTGGGTTTGTTGCATTCAATATGAAACACAAATCACTTGGTGTATTTTTATCAGAGTATACATCATTCTGGCTTGACAAAGAACGGCTTAGAGCATTGCCTTACAGATATGATGCACCTGTGTTGGAAGAAATATTAAAAAAGTATACTTGGCGTAATTTACTTAATGATGATTATGATGGTGATAATCCGGAAAAGAAACATCATTGTGGGTTTGATGGTAGTGTATTAGAAAAGTATTTTTTACACTATTGGGGCAAAAAACTTAAACAACAAAGATTTTCTAACAAGAAAAGATAGCATCATTGTGTCCTTGCCAAATCATTTTATAACCGTGTGTCTTTAAAATTTTATTAGTTCTATCGTGGACACTTTGATCTCCACCTTTGTCAATAGGCATAAACTCAATACATAATAACGGTTTGTATTTTCTAATAGTGTTTCTTGCACCTTCTAATACATCTGCTTCATATCCTTCACAGTCTATTTTAATACAAGAAATATTTTTAAATCTAAAATCGTCTAACGGTTTAACTAGTATATTAGTGCAAATCTCGTTACCTTTTCTTGGTTTAGGTTTGTCTGCAATTTTAAATGTTCCGGTATTGTTCAAACGACCAATCATTTCTACTTCGCCTGACTTGCTACCTAATGCACAGTCATACAGCTCTATATTATCGTAACCGTGAACATTACGTACTAAGCATTCATTGTTTAATGGAACAGGCTCAAATGCAAAAACTTTATTAAAGTTCTTGGCAAACGCTACAGCAAATAATCCTACATTAGCACCAGCATCAATTACATTGCCTGTCGTCTCAGATAGTTTAACAATTTTAGCTATGTACTTTGTTTGAAAATTATGACCGTATGGTGTGTGTTCTTTATTAATACAATGTTTTGTAAAAAGTATATCGCTGGTTGGTAAATGAAATCTGCCAATTCTTTTCATAATAAGTCTCCGTTATTATTTATAGACTAGCATCTTCCATACCTGCAACACGCAATTTAACTACGTTAGTAATTTGCCATTGCTTTTGGTCAAGTGCTTTGAGAACTCCTAACCATTTGTTACGCATTAGCGCAAACTCATTAATAATCTTTTCGTAGTCAACGACATCTGCCTCGCCGTCGACGTATTTTTCTACATCGCGACTAGACAGAGCTCGTTGATAATTTTCAAGATATTTCTTAAAGTATGAACTACGCAACCTGCGTAGCTCAATATTTAGATAGTGTAATATTGCTTCAATTTCTTGAAGTTGATTAAATCGGTGTTCAACAATGCCTGGCATACTAGCGGCCGCTCTTTCAACGTTACCTACCAATTTACATTCTGCACGAGCATCAGTTAATTCATGCTCATAGTGTGCAACTGCATCTGGTATTTTACTTACGTCTCTTGATACTTCGCTATACCAACCCATTATTTAATCCCAATCATCATCTTGTTCACTATCTGTTTCGTCTATTTCTAGATAATACCGGATGGCATCATCTAATTTATTGTCTACCCCAAAGGTGCTTTGGAATACGTGATCTGATACTCCGTAATCTGCAAGTAAGTCAACATAACGTTCCGCGGCCATCTCAACATGCTTCTTGTCAAGATATTCCTTAAAAAGTGTCCATATATCAGCAATCTGTTCTTCAGTCATTAGTAGCTAGTTCCTCGATAGGTTGTATTTCGTCTTCGCTGTCTGCGTCGAGTGTTTCAGAGGTATTTACCATAGTTGTTTCTTTTACTAGGTAATCTGACATAACCTTATCGAGATTTTCGCCAATCCACTTTTTACGATAGTCAAGAATTTCTTCACCATCTAGTGTAGTGTATGCAAGTCTATTGCCTTGCTTTTTAATAATGCCTTTTGCTTCAAACAATTCAAGCAAACCACTATAAGGGTTCATGCCTGTTTCATAAGGAATCTTCACTTGCACACCTTCAAAAGGTTTTGCATAACGAGTCTTCATTACTTTACAACCTGCTCTAATACCCATTACTTGACTGATTTTATTGCCGTCTTCGTCTTCTTTTAGTTTCAACTTCTTCATTGCAACAACAATACTTGATGCATAGATAAAGCCTTGACCGCCACTAATCTTATCATCTGGATCAAACATATCCTGTGATGCATAAGTGTGGTTAGTACATACTAAGCCTACATTGTGTGAGCCAATCATGTTAACAGTATTACGGACTAATGAAGTTAGTGCTTTAGGCTTACGACCCATATCACCTTTCATATCACCTTTGTTAAATTGATCAACGTCTGTAGGTGTTAGTAACATACCTAAACTATCAATAACAAACAACACCTTAGGACGTTCTTCTTCGTCCATTGCTTTGTAGTCAATCATAAACGTACTAATAGTTTTAGCAACGTCATCAATCATACTCATGTTTAGTTTTAATAGTTTTTCTTCTGAGGTATCAACATCAAGAGCATGTAACCAGCTTTCGTCAAGTGCATTCTCTGAGTCAATTAGTACTACAAAGATGCCTTGATCTTGTGCCGCTTTTACAATGTTACCTGCACAGATATATGATTTACCTGCACCAGACTCTCCTGCAAAAACTGTAACCTTACCCATTGGAACACCTCTATGGAAGTCACCGCTGATAAGATAGTTGAGTGCAAAGTTGCCTGTACTAATCCAGTCAGTAGGATCATTAAAACCACTACTCATACCTGAAATAGATTTTGTTAGACTGTTCCGAAACTTACTCGGATCAAACGATTTATTAGCCATATTTTTCTCCTATCTAAAAAGTGCCGTTACTAGCGTTTGGAGTGTTGACAGGTAAACCATGAATCTCTGCTCCGGTTTTGCTAGTAACGGTAATTGTTTTATTGTCCTTGACGTGCTCTAATCATTTGTAAAATGTCTTGAGCGTTGCCGCTTTCTGCAGGGGCTGCCGCTGGTGCCGCTTCTGCTACTGGAGCAGTTGCCGCTGGTGCCGCCTCTGGAGTTGGAGCAGGTGTTGCTACTGGTGCTACTGGAGCACTTTGGCTAACTGCTGTCGCGTTTGGGCTTGCCGCTCTCTGCGGATCACCTGTACGTTGCGGCATTCCTGCTGGACGGAAATATTGTCCCCAACGATCCATATCAAATGCTTCACCGTCTACTGACGCTTCAAACATTTCTGACATGACCTTTAGTTCTACATCTCCTGGCTTTTTAGGAAGGAAGTCACTTAGATTATATAATCCGTGTGCATTAACTGCCGCCATTTGCGCATCGTCTAATGGACGCTCTCTACGTGCCCAATTACTTGTGCTATAGTCTGCGTATCCACCTTTTGATGTTTTGTTTAGACGGAAGTCTACACCAGCAGTATAATCTGTTGGCAATTCTTCCATATCTGGGTCCATAAGGGCCTGCTTAATGATATTGAAGATTTGTGGACCAATAATAAAGCGTCTGATTGGATTCTCAGGTGCTTGATCATCGGCAATTGGA